AATATTATTTGTTTGAAGCTATGGATGGTGTTGGTTCGATTTATGAAGAAAGAGGATTCCCAAATTATCATTTAGGAGTCCTCAGTGACGAATCTGGGAAAACTGTTGAATTTTATCAAAATACTTACCATCCCGGCGGTAACTCATATTATAGAGAAAATCCAGCAGTAAATCCTGCTACACTAGAATACTTCAATGATGATAGTAAAGTTAAAAAGAATACCCAGCGACTAGATGATATTATAACAAAAAACAAATGGCCTTTGCCCGATCTTATTAAAATTGATGTCCAAGGTTCAGAACTTGATGTATTAAAAGGTGCAAACATTGCACTACAATACTGTAGTGATATTATAGTGGAGTTACAACATCGTGAATATAATATCGGTGCACCACAATACGAAATTGTTATTGAATACTTAAAGACAAAAGGTTTTGAATTAATAAGTAACTTTACTAAAACAAATGTAGATGGTGATTATCATTTTAGGAGATTTAAATGATAAATCATTCATTCTTGAATAGAAGAGAAGATGTAATACGATATGCCAACCCTAATGGGGTTGGTATTGAACTTGGTGTAGCTGAAGGAGAATTCAGTGAAAGAATATTACAAAAAACTATACAATCTAATTTTTATCTTTATAGTGTAGATATGTGGGCTGGTGATAGAGGTCACAATAATGACCAATATGCAAGAGTAATAAAAAGATTAGAACCATTCAAACATCGTAATTCTATAATAAAATTAACATTTGAAGAAGCATTATCACTATTTCCAGATGAATATTTTGACTTCATTTATGTAGATGGGTATGCTCATACTGGCGAAGAAAATGGAAAAACTTTTTATGACTGGCTTCCAAAGTTAAAAAATGGTGGAATTATGGCAGGCGATGATTACCATGATAATTGGCCTCTGGTGAAACATGCAGTAAATGTATTTTCTGAAAAAATTGATAGAGATTTGCATTTAATAAATTGTCACGAGCCAGGATCAATATGGAGCGAATACCCAACATGGTTTGTATTTAAATGATTGACTTAAGAAATAAAAAAGTTGCAATTATTGGCAATGCTCAATATTTATTCAACCGCCAATATGGACGAGAGATTGATAATCACGATATAATCATTAGAATGAATCGTGCTGCAATATTATATACAAATAAGTATGATTATTATACACATGGTTCAAAGACAGACATATGGGCAATGTGGAGATATAATGAATATGAGAATGTCAACCACATTAAAGAACCAAAATATGTAATACAAATGGCATACTGGGAAGAATGTAACGCAAGTCACATAAACTATTATGAACCCGATAAACTTTACAACCTTATTAATATATCAGGTTGTAAAGTTCCAAGCACTGGATTAATGATGCTTGATTGGGTTTCTTATTTTGATACTAGTAAAGTATCGGTATATGGATTTGATTGGAAAACTACACCAACATTTACTGACCCCAATAGAGCGATTGATAAAGACATGTCGCATGACTTCAAAAAAGAAAAAGAAACATGTTATAATTATTTCATGAAAGAAAAGAAATATACATTTAGATTTTAATATTTTCTTTTACCCAATCCAATCCATTTGCTTCTTTTTTACTTTCCCATATTGTTTTTATTTTTTTATTAATAGAAGAATTTAACAAAACATTTTTTGCACCTCTATGCAGTGGTCTTGGATATGATCCAATATTAATCCAAACATATCCACCACTTTCATGATTTAAATCTGGTATAAATTCTTCATATACAGTTACTACAAATGCATTATACTCAAAATTTTTATCTCTACTTACATATCTATGAAGTGGATATATTTTCTCTATATCTGGTATAATTCCTATTTCTTCTTTTAATTCACGCAATAGTGTTTGTATTGGTTTTTCATTTTGTTCTTGTTTGCCACCCCAAAAACTCCAAGTTCCACCATATTTTGAATCTTCGCTTCTTAATTGTAAGCATACTCTTCCCGTATTCAACGATAAAAATATGCACCCACTTGCACTAATCACAAATAAATTCTCCAATATCCTTGGTTATATACGCCCTCGTAAGATAATTTCCACATTTTACCATCCCATTCATATTGTTTATCTGTGTTCAAATCGAAAACTCTTTCTGTATTTTGCGATATTGAATCAAAAAATATAACCCAATTGTTTCCATTATAAATTATTATATCATTTTCTTTAGCATCTACATTCCAGATACTGCTGATATTAGTATCTGCTAATAATAAGTATTTTTGATTAGATGCTGGCAGTGGTAAGGAACCATCATTTGGATAGGTAAGTGTTGGATCAATCGCTCTAGATATTGTTCCTAATGTATTAGACGGTATAGTGTCAGGATCAATATTTAATATAATTTTATTTTGCTCATCGGGGTCTAATGAAAATGTTCCTATAATTTCATCACCAGTATCTTCAATATTAGTTGATCTGCTAATTCTAATTTGACTTATACCTTCTCTAAAATCACCATACATTTTTAATATAGTATCCCAATTAAGTAATTGTCCATTTTCTTCAAATGCTCCTGATTTAGTAAGTATAATAGCATAAAGACCATCAAATTTCAACTTATAATTTTCAAAAGTTATAATTGAATAATTAGTAAATTGTGATTCAAATGGTAGATTTTTTTCAAAGAATTTAAGATTTTCTTCATCAAACCCATTCAACTTCGTTATTACATTATGTATTATATTTTGTTTTCTAATTTGTGCTGGGGGATTTAGATAAATTGGAACAGTAAATTGTAGTGTTGAAATATCTATAACTTCATCAACCCCAGAAGGTATTGATCTTCCTGACCAAGTAATATCAGTTAGTTCAACATAAGTTACACTACTCCAATCAACCATACTGTCATTGGTTCTTATATTAATATGTGGATTGAATAAGACATACATCTGTTCTAGTATCTGTAATTTTTGATCTGTGTTACTAGTCCATATATCAACATTAAAAACAAGAGTATAAGGAACTGGATTATATCTAGTTACTTCGTAATTATTTCCTTGTTCATTGGTATACGCTCCTTGTTCATAATCATATTTCTTTTCAGATATTAATGCAGTAGAAGTATGTTGTTGATATGTTCTTCTTTCTGGTGCCATTCTAACTGATGTAATATACAATGAAATAAAAGGAGTAGTGTTAATTACGTTTTCACTATTATTTTTTATTATATTAGCTGCCATTCTAGTAATGTCGCCATAGTTAACTGGGATCGTGCGGTATATAGAATTACCATCAACTGCTTTGCCCGTTTCTACCGAAAATCCAGAAAACAATCTCATAAATTGTTTTATATATTTTCTAAATTGTCCGTCATAAAAATAATTCATAATTATTCACTTTCCTTTGGGGTTTCTCTAGCTGGTATTGGATTGCTTATCGGTTGTCTAACAGCAAATTCACGATCACCTATTCCAACAGTTTCGTCAATATTTTGTACGAATTCACCACCATTGAATGTTTTTGATTCCCAATAATTTTCTTTAACTGTGCTATCAGAAATTCGTTGCCATTTATTTCCACTTCTAGTAAACAATCTATTTGGCTGGAAATCCGTTCTTATAAAATAATCTCCTTGATTTGGACTAGTTGGAAAACTATTACCAGATGGGATATTATTGCCATATCCTTGTGGAATGCCATCACCGAATGATAAATTAGTTAAATCTAAATCATAAAATTCAGCAGTATCTCTTGCAGATTTAACAACCGAGTCAGATATGTCTAATGTTTTTCTATAAATTGAAATAGCATCACCAACCCCACCATCGCCTGGATCTCCTAAAATTCCTGCAAATTCTTGACTATCTGTTATAGGTCCAAGTTTAACTCTCCATATATGAGGCCACCATGTTTGAGAAAATCCTTCTCCACCACGATTTGCATCCTGAACCACATAAAACTTCGGTAATCCTTCATTTCCAACTTCTAAACCAAGGTCATCAACCATATGCGGGAGTTCGATTACATCACCACTTATAAGTTTTCTACCAACTGTTTCTACCATATCATTTATATGAAACGTCATATATAACGTGTCATTTGTTAAAAATACACCAAATTGAGTTAAATCAAAATCATTATCACTTACATTATACACACCACGAAGTTCATATATATCTTTTTCATATTTTCTATCACGATTTTCTAAAAATAGTAAATCTTGAATATGAGTTTCATTTATTTCATCTTTAGAATTGTAATTTGGTTTACTTGCATCATTGCTATTATCGTTTTGATATGGACCAACATATTTGTGTATATATGCACCAGTCCCACCAATAAAAAACTGTTCACGTATAGTTCTGTCTATAAAATAATAATCAAACGATTTCTTTGGATTCCACATACTAATTCTTGGCATGAAATTATTCCTTTTCTTTTATTTATCCACACAAATAAAGACATTGACTAAACAATATTATAAATATATAATATTAGGAGAATATATATGGTCAATACTAGAGATACTATAATTAAAGAATTAGAATTGAGATTGGGTTATGGCCTAGTTGATGTGGAACTTGATCCAGACCATTATAATTTGGCTATTAATAAATCACTTGAAAAATACAGACAACGAAGTGAAAATGCAGTTATAGAACAATTTTTACATCTTCGTTTAGAAATAGATAGAACTGACTACAGAATGCCAGATGATGTAGTAGAAGTTATGAAAGTTTATCGTAGATCAACAAGTTTAGGAACAACTAGTGGCAACGATTTTGAACCCTTTGAAGCACAATTTTTAAATTCATTTTTACTACACAGTGGTCGTGCTGGTGGATTAGCAGTATACGATGCATTGGCACAACACCGTGAATTACTTAGCAGAATGTTTGGTGCAGAATTAAATTTCACATGGAATAATTCTACTAAAAATTTATTTGTTCATAGACGTGTGAGAGCAAACGATGATTGCTATGTTCACGTATATCAAAACCGACCAGAAGAAAATTTATTTAATGATACATACGCAGCACCATGGCTAAAAGATTATGCCTTCGCAATGAGCAAATTAATGTTAGCAGAAGGCAGAGGAAAGTATTCATCTATTGCTGGCCCACAAGGTGGAACTACATTAAATTCAGAAGCATTAAGAACTGATGCATTGGCAGAAATTGAAAAACTAGAACTACAATTATTAAGATACTCAGAAGGTAGTGAGGGTCTTGGATTTATAATTGGTTGACAAGTTGATAACTTGGTGTTATGGTAACTTCATAAATTTGGAGTTACTATGACATACCGATATATTACAATATTCGATGACGAAGGATTTGAAGGAATCATTGATATAACATGTGACAATAATAGAAAGATTGAAGCAGCTATATTAGATGAACCAAATCCAGAAATAGAAGTTAATAAAACAGTAAAATATATGGTGTTTAGAGCAAGAGCAAACCCACAGAAAAGCCCAGAAGTATGGATTTTCTGGAGTGATATAGATGAAAAAGTCTTATGGGATGCATCACAAGAATCCCCACAACAGTTAGTAGACTTAATAAGAGCAAATGGATCAGATGTTTACGTAACACCACGTAATTTAATACGGATATAACTTCAAAAACAAGCAAAAACTGTCATTTTTTATAAATAAATCTTAGATAAACTATTATCAAAGGAGATATTAACAATGGCTAACCTTACATCACCTGGTGTATCAGTTCTAGTTTCTGACGAGAGTGCCTATGCATCCGCAGGAGCAGGGACTATCCCATTACTAGTCTTAGCAACTAGAGAAGATAAAACTGATCCAACTGGAACTTATAGTGACGACATCGCAATTTATAGTAAAGCTGCATTTGCTGGACAAGTAGTTTCAGTTACATCACAAAGAGAACTAACCCAATATTTTGGATTACCTACATTTCGTAAAGACAATAATGCAATTGTTGAAGGCGACGAAACACACGAATATGGATTATTGGCTGCTTATTCTTTCCTTGGACAAGGATCGCAAGCTTACGTAGTAAGAGCAAATATAGACCTTACCAAATTGGAACCAAAAAGTGATCAACCAGTTGGTCCAGCAACATTAGGTACACTATGGCTTGATACCAATGCTAGTAAATATGGAATACATGTTTATAACGGAAGTCGTTGGGAAGAAAAAACACCATTAGTTCAAGTTAGTAAATTTTCTGGCACTGATGAAAGTCTTGTAGAAGCAGTATTAGAACCAACAATTAACGTTCAAATTGGAAAATATCTTGTTCTTGTTAGTATAGCGTCTACTGGGATGACTCTACGTTACTTTGTTGGAGAAAATGTTGTAGCAGAATCGGTATCTACACCTACTTGGGTAAAACTAGATGAAAATTATAGTGGTGGAATGGTAACATATGATAAACATTATAATGCTCCGCTAGTACCAACATCAAACGATATATGGATTAAAACAACCACTCCATCAAATGGCGTAAACATACAGTTATATATTGCCGACATATTTGGAGAATTCAATCCAGTAACTGTTCAGGGTATTTCTACCAATTATAACTCCGCATTCCCAGCACTTGCAACATTTGTTAATCAAGATGGAACTAGGGTTACTAATATTTCTTCATTATCAAATGGTAATGCACAACTTGCTTCATACTCATCTGCACGTGATGGAGAAGTTACGTTCAATACAGTTACAGAAACTGTTAATAAAGTCGGTCACGGTTATAGTAACGATATGATTGTAAAATTTAATAATATAGTTTCTACCACTGGAATTTCAGAAAATACATTGTATTATGTTAAAGCTGCGACTGCTGACACATTCCAATTAAGTGAAACTTCTGGTGGTGTTACAATACCACTAGTAAGCAATGGAGCTAATCCATCAGCACAAATATCTCGTGTTCGTGATAACTATAGATTAGAATTACTGTATACTCTAAGCAACTTGGCAGAACAGATTGATGATACTTATACAGTAGTAGCACAAGCTACACAACCAACTGGAATACCAACAGATGGGGATATGTGGTATAGTACTAACAAAACAAATTTAGACATCGTAACACGTGATTCTACAGGATGGACAAGAGTAGTTGCTAATAAGATAGTGTATTCTGTTATAAAACCATCAACAAAAAGCGATGGAAGTGCTCTATCAGCAGATGATGTATGGGTCGATCTAAGTGCAGCCGAAAGAGATTATCCATCAATGTATCGTTATAGTAATGGAGTTTGGGAAAAGCACGATAATACCGATCAAAGCACAGAATTTGGTGTTATTTTTGATGATTTCTTCCCGATTTCAAATAATTTACTTCCTGGGGCACCAAATTATCAATTATACCCAGAAGGTATGCTTGCAATTAATATGTGTCGCAGTGGCAATACAATTCGTGACTATAATAGTTCACGAGCATCTTCGTGGAACTGGCGTAATGCTGCACCAAATCATGCAGATGGTAGTGGTGCATTTGGTAGATTTGCACAAAGAAAAATCATTGCAAATGCAATGCAAGCGGCCATTTCTGGTAATGATGCACTACGTGAACCAATCTATCCATTCACTGTATTGTGTGCACCAAACTATCCAGAACTAACTGACGAATTAGTTACACTTAATACTGATCGTGGAGAAACTGGATTTATTATTATTGATACTCCCATGCATAAAAATCCAACAGAAGTTGTTACATGGGCACAAGGCAATAATGCAACCGAAAATGGTCAAGATGGCTTGGTAACTAAAAACACTTATAGTGCTGTTTACTATCCTGCTATTAGAACAACTACACCAAGTGGCGATACTGTTACTGCACCACCATCACATGCAGTAATTTACCAAATCGCATACAATGATAGTATTGCATATCCATGGTTTGCGGCTGCTGGTCTAACACGTGGTTCGGTTCGTAACGGCAGTGCTGCTGGATATATTGGTCTTGAAGGTGAATTCAAATCAATATCACTATCACAAGGTCAACGTGATTCACTTTATGTAAACAGCATAAATCCAATCGCTACATTCCCAAGCGAAGGTGTTGTTATATTTGGTAACAAAAGCTTGCATCCATTTGCTAGTGCACTAGATCGTGTAAACGTTGGTCGTTTAGTAGCATACTTGCGTGAAC